AGGGTGTCATGGGCTGCATGTACCCCCTCGCGCGCGTACCTCATCATCGCAAGGCCCTCTGTGCCACACACATGGTTTATGGCTCTCTCAACGGCCTTATTGACAAAGGCAGACTTCATTCCTTTGGGTAGGTTGTGTACGAGATCCATGTAGACCATCTCATCGAGTGTCACTGTAATCTGTGGCATTCAACTCAACCTCTGCTGTACGCGATACAACTTGCGATATGCAACTCCCAAAGGGTCTTGAATATCAAATCCAATCCCACACTCGTCTAACACCTTCATCAATGCGTCAATCTCTTGCTTGCTAAACCCAGTACTACCCTGTGCCATATACTAGCCGAGGATGTTCTTGTATATCAAGTATTATTATTTCCATACTGCCAGAGAGAGTTTAGTAGGCGTAGGCACCGGTCCCCGCTACCTACACCATCCTTACCCATACCTGTTCAAGCCCATACTGGGTCACCCTTTAGTTCTACCCGCCATCTCTTGACCAACAAGAGGATAACGCTCTAATATGGATTGTAATGTTTAATAGCGAGATTGTAACACGGGATGTCATGGCAACAGCAAAGACAGGCTCATTCTACCTGACTGAAACCGTAAACCTACCGGCAGCCTCTGCCGCAGGTGATAGAGCGCAAGGAACTATTGATTTAGGTGCGTACGTGAATGTCCCCACAGGTCAAGCGGTGGCAATTGAGAACGTCGACTTCATCATCCAACAAGATGGCGTCGGACACTCGCAAGAATTTCAAACAATGCTGCAAAGTAGCGGTGCAGTCTCATTTCAACTTACAGATTTGAACCCGGGTACACAATTGGTCCGTGCTGATGACCAGTCTCTAATTGCTAGCGGCGCCTTGAACATCGACTTCGCCAATAACATCGGGTCTGAAACTGCAGACTTTTACCCTGACAACTTCGGCCCTGCTTCTCTAAGTGAGGCTTTCATGGTAGTGAACGATTCCCTCTTCTTGGTGATCGGTAACAATGGCGCTGTGGTGTCTGCTGCTGTCGGTCTAAATGTCACAGTACGAATCCGCTGTAGAGTAGTCAAACTCTCAACCAAGGACTGGATGGCAATAGCGATTCAGGCGACGGCTAGTGACAACTGAGGCGATTGAATGCCTCGGTACTGTCCTCGATGCGGCGAAGCCCTCCACTCCCATGGAACAACCAAGGGAGAAGTACGAAAAACAGCCCGTCGAGCCTACGAATCCAAGTCGTCCCCCAAACCCAAGCGGAAAGCGAGCGCCTATTCCAAGCGATATGGCGCTGCTTTTCGTAAGGTTGCCACGAGATTCAAGAAAAAGAATGGCTCGTGGAAGACCAATGGTTACAAAAATGCTGTGAAAGCAGCACACAAACTAGCAAAGAGATGATGATATGCCTGAAGCACTTACTGGAACCCCGAGAATTTTGAATAAGTTAGTCGATGGATTCATTGGTAATTCTTCAGGCGGTACACTTGGATTTATAGTTCAAGGTTCAGGTTGGGATGTAATTCCTGCTCAAGCAGGTACGGGTTCAATGTTCAGGTGGAGGGGCTATATTGATCTTGGTGGATTGGAAAGAGAAGCACTCACTTTCTTTATGCAATCTGCTCAGGTTACAGAATCAAACACACTCTACGCTAGTTCATCTTCAATTACAATAGTTGATGTATTTTCTAAGGTTGAAATTACAGACGCTGACTTGAATTTACCATCTCAATTTATCGGCACGGGGGCTGAATTGCCATACTGCCCGGGTTATGCTGATACAGTTCAAGATATGGAGCAAGTTCTTTGGGGCCGCATCCGTGGATTCTATCACGATGCGGGATGGTCTGGTGCCAATCTCCAGCAGCCCTTCTTCAATCAAATATGGGGGGAAGGAATTGGAACATCAGCATCGCGTATACATTTGACTCGCTATGTCATCCCGAACATAGAGGAATTGGGTGCGATTATACCGCCCGCCTGCTTCCAGTGTGTAGGCACTGCAATCGAAGAACCTGATCTAGAATATATCATGCGTCTACGCAGAGATTACGAACTGGCGAAGCAGGGTTAACCATGTGGCTAATCCCCTTTGTTGTGGGCGTAGGTTTTGGCAAAATAACGGGAAAAACTTGGGGAGCGTCCGCTCTTTATTCAGGTGCTGTTACTTGGACAGTTGTCCAAGTCAGACGAGGGGCTTTTCTAAGAATAGGTTCGATGGCACATCGCGTTCTTTCTTTGACTGGCTACCAAGTGTTGGCAGGGATTGCAATAGGGGCTGCTGTTGGTACAGGGACATCACAACTCCTATTCGGTCCAGAAGGGAGAAAGGCAGCCATTGATTTCTATACTGACCCATTCGATATCGAAAAGGGTAAAACCATTTTGAAAGCACCCGCTAGAGCAGCAGCGATAATACAAGGAAATAGAGCAGTAGCGAACAACGCAGCAGGCCTCCCCACTGGAACGAACATTGGCACATTAGCCTACCCAAGAGGGGCGGCAAGTCAACCTAGTCAAGCATACTTAGACCAGTTCACCCCTGCACAGCAGGAGTTATACCTTCAACAGGGATATATTTAGTCATTCTTCCTCACCCCAACAATCAGAACAGAAGGGGGGTCTATGGGTGTTAATCATAACACCACACGCATGACAGTTCATCAAAATCATTTTAATTCCTCCTTCGCTTACATCTGCATCCTTCGCGATGACGCCTACAAAACCAACAAGTCTTCATTCTTCTTCCTCCAAACATTCACAAATAATGTTTTCATTATACCAGTTTGAACAAACTGGACACATCCAACAAGGACCAATCATCTTCATTCTTCTTCACCTCGGTTGATGATGTCCCACTTCTTCAAGTCCTTCTGGTGTTCATGTCTACGTGCTATGATGGCATTTAGGGTGTCATGGGCTGCATGTACCCCCTCGCGCGCGTACCTCATCATCGCAAGGCCCTCTGTGCCACACACATGGTTTATGGCTCTCTCAACGGCCTTATTGACAAAGGCAGACTTCATTCCTTTGGGTAGGTTGTGTACGAGA